TCAGTGCAGAACGTCTTCGTTTTCACATTACAAAATGAAAAAATGAAAAATTTACTTAAAGACATTTTATCTATTGACACTGACTATGAAGTTGTTAAACTGTTTTTGGAATTCGATCCAAGTCTTGTAAAGAGCAAGTATGTTACAAAATATCTAAACAGTTGTAATAAAAATAAAAAAAATGCTAAAACTAAACGATAATCAAAAGCGCATTTATAATTGTCATTTAGCTATATCTAGAAAAGTAAAAAATTTACCATTTAAACAAAAACAAAACTTTGATAATTTAGAAGAGAGTAAACTTATAGTTTTACAAAAAATAGAAAAATTTTTAAATTCTAATAAAACTGTAGTTATTGATTATTTCTTTATTGCTCCTTATAAAATATATCCAGATGAAACTTATTTTTCTTTGGAATACTATACTACATTAAAGGCGATCACTTGTTATACTAATTATATGAAAATTTTAAATTCTGAAGATCCAGATTCTTCAGAATCATTGGAGAGATTTTCAAATTCTTTAAAATTTATATTGAAATTCTGCAAAGACTGTGATATTTCTTTGGAAAAATATAAAACATATTCTACAGGAACCTTACCATCTTTTATAGATCATTTGAAATCTCACAAAATAAATTATTACACTTTACACGCCTTGACATTTTCAAATATTGATGTAGATTCAGACATACTGAATTTTGCTTTTGGAGATTTTTGGAAAACCTTTCAAGTCACAAGAAACAAATATCAGTCTTCTAAGAAAATGAAAGTTTTTGGAAAACAAGCAATAGAAAAAATAAAACAAACATTAAACAAACATGACAATATTTAAAGTTTCTATATATTTGACATTTGCTCTTGCTTTTCTAAAATTAGTTGGTATCCTTAATATAAGTTGGATGTGGGTGATGTCACCGATATTATTCTTAATCCTAACTTTGATTGGTATATCAATATTAGCATTAATAATAATAACATTAACAATTAAAATCATTAAAAAAATTAAACAATAATTATCTATGAAAACGACAAAAACTAAATTCAATGCAAGCATGTTTGAAAAAATCAAAGATGCTCTTAATAAAACAAATGAATCATCTGGAAGCAGTGCATTTGCGAATGTAATGAAGTTCCCTGCTGGGAAAACATATACCGTTCGTCTTATTCCAAATTTGGATGATCCAGAGAAGACATTTTTCCACCACTACACTCATGGTTGGAAAAGCAAGGTGACTGGTAGTTATATTTCAACACTATCTCTTCAAACATTTAATGATCGTGATCCAATTACCGAAACGTTTTGGAAACTTATTAAATCTGAAGATCAATCAGAAAAAGAACTTGGTAAAATCATTCGTCGTAAGGAAAATTGGTTTGTTAATATTTATGTTATTGATGATCCATCAAATCCAGAAAACAATGGGACCGTTAAAGTTCTGAAGATTGGACCACAAATTAAGAAGATTATTGATGACGCTCTTACTGGCGATGGTGCTGATGAGTTTGGCGCTCGTATCTTTGATCTTGGTCCAGAAGGTGCTAATTTGAAGATCAAAGCGGAAGGTCGTGGTGATTATACCACATTTGAATCTTCTGGCTTTTATAACAAGCCAGTTCTAAATCTTGATGATGAAGAAATTGAGGATATCTATTCAAAGGTTCACGATCTTGAACAGATTTATCCAGTTAAAACATTTGACGAGCTTGAAGAAATTTTAAACACTCATTTCTTTGGGAAATCTTCAGATACTGAAAAAACAAAACCATCATCAGTTGTAGCTAAATCTACAGCATCGAAATATGATCAAGAAGATGAAGAAGATGAAATCCCTTTTGATTTCCCTGCAAAGAAAGAAGTTAAAAAAACCAAACCACAAATCGAAGATGTCGATGATGAAATCGATGCATTGTTAGATCAACTCGATAGCTGAATATGTTGACTCCCGAAGAAAAACAAGCATTGATTGAATTTGCTGGTCCAATGTTTGCATTGGGTAAGGATATAGACTCAATGTATTTCAATGATCAGCAACCGAAAGTTGATGGCATGAGGGATGGCGGGATATCTAGCGGTATTAAAAATGCACTTGAGAGAGATTTTAGATCCTCTCAAGTGCGTCAAACGCCAGTAATATCGCCTCAGTCTATTGAAATTGCTCAAACATATCAACCTGTGATTCCTCAAACACCACAACTAGTTCAAATTCAACCACAATCTACAGTTGATGAGAATCAGTTAGAATTAAAATTCAATAAATCTGAGCAAGAGACGACAAATGAATTGTTAAGAAAACAGAATAAAATATTAGAAGATTTAAATAAAAAAATTGATAAATTACTTACATTAATACAACATGAGCCAGAAGATAATTCTTAACAAAAGTAACTTTCTTTTTTTATTAGAATCATTATCTAAAATAAATGATACCGCCATTCTTAATATTAAGAATGGCGAAATTTATTTTATATCAAACAGCGAAGACGCATCTTTAATATTGTGGGGAAGAACAGAAATCGATTTTGAAGAGGAAAAAGTATTAAACATTCCATCGGTTTCTAAACTATCAAGCGCTTTAAAAATGTGCGATGGTTCGGATGATATCACTTTAATTTTAAACAATAATAATTTAGAATATAGAGGCAATAAGATAAAATTTAAATATCATCTATATGAAGATGGACTCATTGCAAAAACAAAAATGAGTTTGGAGAAAATTAAAAGCATATCTTATGATATAGAATTTAATGTTTCTAAAAATTTCATAAAAAATTTGTTAAAAACCAATTCTGCGTTTTCAGATTCTAATAAACTATACATATATACAAATGATGGTCAATTATATTGGAGTTTGCAAGACAAAACATCATCAAATAGTGATGTTATATGTATAACATCTGGAAATGTAGATTTTGAATTATCTGATTTTATTATAAATTTAGATAATTTACGTCTTTTAACTTTCATAGAAGACAATGATTTTAATTTTAAAATCAATACAAAGTTTGGAGTTGCTAATATAAACTTGAATTTTGAAAAAGTTTATCTAAATTATATTATATCAAGTTTAGTAAAATGAATAATAAAAATAAAATATCAACCTTTAGTTATTTCTTAAAAAGACTCCGCGATTCGGGATTCATTGCAATTAAATTATTTAAAGATTATGGACAGCAAGATCCTAGAAAATGGAGCGTTATGGTAGATCCTGGCGGAAGAAGCGTCATGATAACATGTTATCAAAATAAAGAATTTAAAGGAGATCTCATGTTTGAAATAAATGATGGTGGGTCATTCTTTCCAAAAAATTATAATTTAAAAACAAGCTCGATGGAAATTATAATCACAACATTGTTGGAAAAAATGGTTCCTCAGAAGTATGATGACCACGTATATTTTAAAAAAGAAGAATCTCCAATTTAATATTGTGTGACATTAAATAATTATATGGATAATGGGGATGACAATTATTCAGATGATGAAATTAAAAAACTTTTAATAGATTCATTAAAAATAAAATTAAAAGATGATAGAAAAAAACCATCTAAGGTAATATTAAATCAAGCCATTACAGCATCGCTGAGTGAATTTTTAACTTGTTTTAAGTTGATAGGTTATGATATAGATGGAAATCCAGTTAGGCTCACTATGAGCAAAACAAAGCTGGATAAATCAGCTTTGGACAATGCATTCATAGAAGAATTTGGAGATTTTATGAACAGAAAAATAATGGATGGTTGATTATGTTTAACTTTTTTAAAAAAGGTCCAAGATTTGGAGATGTATACGCAGTCCAAACTGGTGATTATGCTGGTCAAATGTTTATTTTGATATCAAAAAATGAAGATGATTATGATTTTTTAGCATCTCCACTGATGGAAAATAGAAAAGTACCATTAGATAAGTTTGACTTTGCTTTAAACGAAGGTATAATTGAGTATGTTGAAAGACTCCCAAAATTTGTCCGCAATATTGCGAGGGCTCAACACGAAGAAAACGAAAAAACTTGAAGAATTACCTACTGATTATGTAATAGCTAAGTTTTTTGAGTTGGGATTTTATCCAAAACATAATAGATTCAATGATACATATCAGTGTTCTTGCCCAATATGCAAAGAAGGTAAAAGTTTTGGAAAAAAGAAACGTTGTTTTTATATACCAGAAAATAATTTAATATATTGCCATAACTGTGGATGGAGTAGTAATCCTTTAAAATGGATTATGCGTGTTTCTGGGATGAATTATGATGAAATTCGTCGTGAAATATCAGATGATTCTTATGATTTATTGGATGTGATGTCAATAAATGAGTCTGTTAAAGTTAAAAAAACCCCATCTTTACCAGATGATTGCATTAATTTATTCGATTCTATTCAATTAGAGTATTATAAAGATAATAATATAGTTCAAACTGCTTTAGATTATTTAAAATCTCGTAGATTAGACACTGCAATCAATAAACCAAGCGCATTTTATATATCTTTAAATGATTTTAATCATAAAAATAGATTAGTTATACCATTTTTAGATACTTCTGGTAAATTTATTCATTATCAGACCAGAAAAGTTGTTAAATGGGATGAAAAACCAAATTATTTATCAAAAATTAACTCCGATAAATCAATTTTTGGGATAGAAAGGGTGGATCCTTCACTAGATGATGTATTTATATTCGAAGGACCGCTGGATGCCTGTTTTGTGCGTAATGGAGTAGCTGTAGCGGGTATCAACGAGGGGTATCACAAGTTTACAACGATTCAGTTGGAACAATTGGAAGAACTTAAGTTCTTTAATAAGATTTGGGTGTTGGACAATCAATGGATTGATGAAACCGCAAGAAAAAAGAGTATAGTGTTATTAGAACAAGATGAATGTGTGTTTATTTGGCCTGAGAAGTATAAACAGTTTAAAGATTTCAATGAATTGTGTATTGATAAGAAAATAGATCAAGTTCCTATAGATTTTATCAAAAAAAATAGCCAATGTGGACCATCGGCTATTGTAAAATTTAAATTATTGTTTAATAAAATTTAAATTTTATATTAATTAACAGAAAAATGAGGATACTTGACCAATCATGCCCAACATACTCAATCCAAATGCTAATGGAATAGCTACATATTTATATTTTGGATTTTTGGTCTGTGCCATAAATCCAAGGAATGCCTGATGAAGAGAAGCTAAGTCTGATGCAACTCTGGATATTTTAGTTTGTTGGGACTGCTTCATTTTATCAAAAATAGTGTCTGGTTCAGCGTTCGCGAGTCTTGATTGCATACTTGCACTGTCTCCACTATTAAGAATTTTCAAAAATGAATCAATATTATCAATCCAACCTTGCAATTCAGTTACTATTTGATCATTTCTTTTTGAAATGCCATCATCTATGTCAGTTTGCGCTTTCACCAAATCATCAATATTAGCATCGAATTGAGCTGGGTCTGTATTATCATCCAATGAAGCTTCCATAGCGTCTCTTTCTAATGAAAGGTCTTCATCAGCTTCTAACATCATTTTGAATCTCTTAGCGTATAAATTGCTCATATTCATATTTAGTATTTATTTGATAAATAATAATATGCGAAGCAAAGATTCTCCATATGCGACTGGTTTTTTATCTGCAAATATCAATTTTGATTTTAATGATAGTAGAAATTTCAAAGAACGTAAAAAAGAAGAGAAAGAAACACATAAATCTCCAGATTTATTACCTTACGAGTTAAGAGAATTGCCAATTTGTTTCGCAATGATAGTAGAAAATGCTATAAAAGCATCAAAAACCATAGAACCATTGTTAGAATCTAATAATATCAAGGATAAAAAGGAATTGGCTAAATTAAAGAACAATATGGACAAATTGGTGATGTATCTTTTTAAAAATGTGGACAACATCCTTGACAAGCATGCTATAGGTGGTAAAATGGATGTTGATGATAAGTAATATTAAATTTCATTCTTTCGTCTTTGCTATTGGTCTGATATTCACAACTGCATTTTCATATGGGTTGAGTTTTTTATCTATTCCATTCCAAAGTTCTTTTTTTATTTTAATTTCTTTGATTTTTTTACTAACGGGTATTTATTTTATAATAAATCTCACTAAAAATACTCAAAATTCCAACAACAATGATGTAAATTCAGAGGAATTGTTAGAATTGATAAATGAAAAAGACGAAGTTATTCAAGAGTATGAAAGATTATTAGATGAACAGTTTGTAAACATACCTTGCAATTGCGGCAGTGATTTATTTCAAGGGATACTTCTCCCAAATTCTGAAAACTTAACAGAATGTAAAAATTGTAAAGAAAAATATAAAATTTTTATAAGTTATGACAGCATATTGGTTGCTCAACCAGCTGATAATAATACAATTTTTGAAAATTTGATTAATAAAAAACTAGAATAATATTCTGGCATGAACAAAGTAATAATCGAACGAGCAAATGGTACAGTTGAACAAATGAACAGCGTTTCTTTCGCTAGATGGGCGTGTTTAATCGAAGCCCTTGAGTTTATTCAAGGGAAAGCCGAAGAATTAAAGCTGGATGTTGATAATTTTTTAAAACCAGTGGCTATTGAACATTATATCGAAGAACGCTATCCAGCAATGCTTCATGATGTTAACACAGAAATTGAATTGGGTGTTTTGTCTTGACAGTAAACATCAATGCATTTTATAGTTTTGGTTGGATTTATAATTTTATCCAATTCTTTATTTAAAAGAATGCTTTCTTGCTCTATAGCTTCAATATCTTGTTTAGATAAAGCTTGACTAAAATGATTTTTAAGTTCTGTTGTATCTAAACCAAGTTCAATAAATCCAATCATGTAATTTCTAAAACGATCTTTTAGATCATTAACATAAGGAACTCCTGATGGTCTACCAAATCTATGGAGCCATTTCAAAAACGGTAAACATAACGTTTGTTTACCGTTTTTTCTGTATTTTTCATGAATGTATCCTTCTTCTCCGCCAAATCCACGAAATTCTTTATTAAATCCCAACCAAGAATTTTTTCTGCATGAAAACAAACCCATTCCTTGTGCTGGAATTTCAAATGGTGGCGAATCTATGTCTTTTCCTTTATCATCGGTAGCCCATGTACCCCACATGTGACCACTCCATTTTAAATCAAAGTGTGTTGAGATGTTTGATAAGTCATCGTATATAAGCGGACCTTGTAATAAATTGCCATTATCAAGACCAGCATCATAAAAATCTATTAATTTTTTTAAACATCCTGGTTCTAGTAATACATGACTATCAATACACATCACATATGGTGTGTCAGCTATTTCAAATACTTTATTTTTTACAGTGGTTGATTTAAATTTAGTAAATGGAAAGTATTGAACTGGTTCTTTTATCCAATCAGTCAATTCTCTGATTGGTTTTGCATGATTTCCAGATGGATTATTATCGATTATTACAAATTCAATATCATTTAAAACTTCTTTATGATACATTCTAATTGATTGAATTGTAAAATAAACACCATCATAATCATCATAAGTCGCCATTCCAATGGTCAATTTTCTCATATTGACATATTTATTAATAGCCCAATTTATTGCAATATGGGTTACAATTTAATATTGTTGTTGGATATATTGTAGTTGTAGTCGTGGTTGTGGTAGTTGTGGTAGTAGTTGTGGTAGTTGTTAAAATAATATCAGAAGTTAAAGGATCTGAAGATTCAACTAATGTTATATTTCTGGGAGAATTTGTAGAAATTATAGATTCTAATTCTATTCCTTTTGGAGTATTGATAAATGGCGGGGGTTGCGATGTATGAACAGGACATGGCGGTAATGTAGTGGTTGGCGGTGAAGTGGTAGTAGTAGTAGTAGTAGTAGTGACAGGAGCAAGTGTTGTGGTGCTAGTAGTGGTAGTAGTAGGAGCTGATGTTGTGGTTGTTGTGGTGGGGCAAAAAATATCAACATTTTCAAAAAGAAAATCATAACCCTCATCCCCACTATATGTTAAATCTGCTATAACAGTTGGATTTAACAAAAGAGTTCCAATAATATCATAAGCTCTAATTTGTACTGTTCCAAGATTGCCATTAAAATTATCCTGCGTATTTTTCATATACAGGTTATTGTTATTTCCTAGATTTAATATATTTTCATTAAATCTATATTCTACCATTTGGTTTAATGGACAGGCAAAATCTTGATTTACTATTGTTAAATTTGGAATATCAGATCCTATAAATATAGAACCCACTTGAGCATCTGAATTTAAATCAAGCCCACCTAGATAATATCCATTTACATAAATATCAAAATTATCATCTTTTACAGCATTGCTATTGCAAATTTGTATAACTATAGCTCTACCAGGACAGAGCTGCGTTGGCGGTTGTGTTGTAAAGGTTGTGCTTGTTTGATAGTTGCATTTTGTAATGCTGGTTATTACGCCGTTTAACACTACATAAACAACACTTACACTCTCTCTATAATAACCATCATCTGCTGGTATGGTTCTATTAAAATCGCTATATACTAAAGTTCCTTCTATAAGAGAACCGATATAATATAATACAGATGTTGTTCCAGTAAAACAAGAATTATCTAAAGTATATGATAGAGTGGAGGATAATGGACAATTTAAAGAAGATTGAATAACTCCACCTATTGTTTGATATACTGTGTTTTCATATTTATAATATCCATCAGATACTGTTGTAGTTAAATCAGCATCAGTATATAATGTAGTTCCTATTTCGAAAAATCCTGTATGATATACAGTCGATCCAGTATTACTAGTACACGCAGTTCCTACAGTAGATCCAAAATACAAAAAAAATGAAGTTGGACAAGATGATGAAGATTGAATAACTCCATCTATTGTTTGATATACTATGTTTCCACTTTTATAATATCCATCAGGAACAGTTATAGTTAAATCAAAATCGGTGTATAATGTAGTTCCTATTTCGAAAGATCCTGTATGATATACAGTCGATCCAGTATTACTAGTACACGAAGTTCCTACAGTAGATCCAAAATATAAATAAGTAGAATTTGGACAAGTTGAAGATGAATCAACAACTCCACTAACTACATAATATATCGTTCCATAATAATTATAATATCCATTAGGAACAGTTATAGTTAAATCAGCATCAGTATATAATGTATTTCCTGTAGTAAAAGAACCAGTATAGAATACCGTTGTTTCAGTATTATCAGCACAAGCAGTTCCTACAGTAGATCCGAAATATACAACACTATAATCTGGACAAGTTGAAGATGAATCAACAACTCCACTAACTACATAATATATCGTTCCATCATAATTATAATATCCATCAGATGCAGGGGTGATTAAATCAACATCACTATATAATGCAGTTCCTATATCAATATATCCTTCATAATATACAGTTGATTCAGTATTACTAGTACACGAAGTTCCTACTGTAGATCCAAAATATACAACACTATAATCTGGACAAGTTGAAGATGAATCAACAACTCCACTAACTACATAATATATCGTTCCATAATAATTATAATATCCATCAGATGCAGGGGTAATTAAATCAACATCACTATATAATGCAGTTCCTATATCAATATATCCTTCATAATATACAGTTGAACCAGTGTTACTAGTACAAGCAGAACCAGAAGTTGCTCCATAATATAAGTAAATGTCGCTGGTCATGATCTTATATTATTGATAGTTCCATTTCCACTACTTAAAACATAAACTGTTGATGAATTTACTCGATATAATCCATCTGCTGAAAAGTTTGATAAACTATTATCAGTGTATATTACAGTATTAATTCCTAATGATCCAGTATAAAATCTGCTTATAGAACCAGAATTACAGTTACAAGCGTTTAGTATTGTAGTACCATAACAAGATGTAAAACTTGGATTTTGTAAAAATACAGCAACTTCATAATTTCCAGTACTTGAACCATATCCTCTTAATTTTAAATAATAGATTTGACTAGCATTTAAATTATATGTTATTAACGATTGACCATTACCGCCACTATCATCATCAGAAGCTAATAGGGTTGTTTGATCGCTGGAATACAGATACATCAACATATCTGTATTTCCATATGTCCTCATTGTATAAAGACTGGTGGAACTTGGTGTAAAATTATACCAATCTTCATCATTGACCGCACTTATAGCGGCAGAATATGGAGAACCATTTACAGTTAATGTAACCATGCTTAATTATTATTTATTGACAAATTTAAATGTAGTGGATTAACAATCATTCTATATAATTAGAAAATCCTGGTTTTGCCAAAGGACATTCTAAATTTGGATAATGTAATTTAGAATATCCATCTTCTTGTCTTGGATTTAATACAGCAAGTTTATTTGACCCACATCCACATCCTTTGCAAAAGTACATATCATCAGGATCTTTTGACAAAAATTGACAAGGTTCTATGTTCTTTTCAATATTTCCAAAACAAGATTCTCTTCTTAAATTATAAATTTCATCGGATACTCTTTCTCCACCTTTATTATCAACTCCTGTATAGTCTAATACTGTTGAAATCAAGCCTCTACTACTAGCAGCATCTATAAATTGTGAAGCTTTACTCCAAGATTCTGCAACCAAATTCCAACCAAGTTTTGGTTTTATTTTTTCTTTGTTGATATCTTCTGTATTATCAATTTTAATAATATTATTTTCTTCATTTAAATTTTCTTTTATTTGAAGACCTACTTGCAATCCTCTAATTTGCATATTGAAGTACTTAGATTTGTATATACTTCTATTTTCAACATCTAATTGTGGATATATAACATCTGATACATTTTCAATATTTCCTGTATATATATAATAATTTGTTTTTATATTATTTATAACCTCTGGTAATTCCGATTTTACATTCTGATTGATGAAATTTTGCATAGAATCAAACCAAAGAACAATATCTAAATTTTTTAAATCAGATTGTTTGGAAGTTATAATACAATCTCCAGTTAATGTGAATTTTTTAAATCCGTTAAATTTATTTAAAAATTTTAAATTTTGTAATATATCAATATAAAAAATAGGAACTGATATATCAAAAAATGAATCATAATCATCTAATATTTTTTCAACAGATTTTAATGAAGATATATCATATTCTTTGATTGATTTTACAATAAAATCTTTTTCTTGTTCTTTTGAAATTGATTTATTGTTATATGGTCCAGTTTCAAAACAATGCATTTTACATAATTCAGAACATGTTTGAAATTCTTTTCCAATTTTATTTGATAAAAATTTGCAATATGTTTTACCAGATGCATTCTTTAAAAGATTAATACAATCGATGTTTTCATTGTCTGTTGTTATAATGTTTGTATCATTCATATATTTTATTTGTTGATATTAATATCCCAACTTATCACAATCCGATTTACATATTTGAGAAATGGTGGTTGATGTTGGATTTGAAGTTGTGGTTGTTGTAGTGGTAGTTGTTGTAGTGGTAGTTGTTGTCAAAACAACATCTGATGTTAATGGATTTATCGAATCAATTAGAGTTATATCTCTATCTGAATTTTCAGAAGGTATCGAATCCAATTTGATTGGATCGTTGGGATCTATTGGAGGGTGTGGAAGTGTTGTTGGTACTGGAGGTTTTGGAGTTGTTGTGGGAGTTGTTGTGGGGGTAGTTGTAGAAGTTGAAGTTGTTGTGGGAGTAGTTGTGGTTGTAGGAGTTGTTGTAGGAGTAGTTGTAGGATCAGGTTCAGGATAGGACAGTAAAGCGTCGATAAAACCTCCATAATTTGATTGATTTACAATCAACGTTATATTTACAACTGATGGTTCTTCGCTCGACTTAAATATTACCATATCGTATGGAAGTGTGCCATCAAAGACATCTGTGTACTGCCTAACTATTCCATTCCATTCAACTATAAAAGTGTAGCTTCCAGTTCCAAAAAAAGCCCCTGCCCTTTGCACAGTAAAGACTATATCACCAATACCAGATACTGTTAATGAACTTGTTCTTGGACCAGCTTCGGGTGGAAATGTTCCTCCCCATCTATACATTAATGATTGTTGAGCCTGAGCCATATAATATTTATTAATATCCTAGTTTATTACAATCTTTTTCACAAGGTTGAATTGTGGTGGATGGTATTAAAATAGGTCTTGGTGTGGTGGTGCTTGTTGTAGTGCTGCTAGTAGTAGTTGTTAAAATAGTATCAGAATTTAAAGGTAAACTAGGATCAATCAATATTATGTCCCATGGTGAATTTGTAGAAGGTATAGTAGTTAATTCTGCGTCTGTTGGATCATTAATTATTGGAGGTCGTTGTGTTGATGGATCGCACCTATCAGTA